TCGCTTCTGACTTTACAGCAGAGCGATACCATGAAAATGTTTTCTTTTCCCCCTTTGTTTTTTCTGTTATTTTTTCAAACAGTGTTTTATATCCAGACGTGGAGGAGATTGTGTTACGCTGGATAGCAGCGAATCCTTGTGCCATTTTTTCATACTCCTAAATGATCCTCGGTTAGTATTAAGAAGTTCATCTGCCTGTCTTCACAATACTCACGAGCAGCAGACCATTTAGTTTGGTTCTTGGCGTAAGTTAATGCAGCATTACGGTAGGCAGCAGTTTTTTTATTTTTCTCATTCGGTGGTTGTGTTTGTTTTTTAGGTTTAACCTCTATAATATACTTAGTTATTTTTCCAGTCTTTTCACGGACTTTTATGTAGAAATCAGGAAAATAACGTCTCACTTTACCATCAGGTGCTCTGTATGGTATGATAACCTCTTCTGACCCCCACTCTAAAATTGAGGGGTTATTATCACAGAACACCATGAATTTCCGTTCCCAAAGTGACCTGTAGATAACTCTAGTTGGGTTGCCACGATACTTTTTGGGATTGATAGGTTTATAAATCCCAGAATATGCCATAAATATAATTGTACCAACATAGGTATTTAGCGTGTCAATAGATAGATTTTTAGGAGTAATGAATGCCAACGGCGGAATGTCGATGAGCAATAACTTCGTGGTGAAAATTGGAGATTCAATGGAAGATTTTAGAAATCCTTCTATGAGTCGTAATATATTTGAATTTTTATGCGACGAAGCACAGTTACCAAACACACAAGCAGCAACTGGAACACTGAAAGGTAGATATACAGGTGAAGGTGAGATAAATTACCCACATACCAGAATATTTACTGAATTTCAGTTAGGATTTCAGATGGATGCTAATATGACACCTCTAAAGTATTTGTATGATTGGTACGGACAGATTTTTCAAGAAAGAGATGCAGATGGCAATGAATATGGTACAGTGGAGTCATCAACAGGAAATAGTCTAGAGGATTCATACGCTCAATCAAACAGAGCAAAAAATAGAACTGTTACTCTAAATTATCCGTCACAATACTGTAAAACAATATATGTGTCTAAAACAGAGTTGGGACCTGCACTTAATTTTGGTCAAAGAACTTCTGGAACATTTATCTTAGAAAATGCTTGGCCATACGCTATTGATGCAGTGCCACTACAGTTCGGACCAGGACAGATAACAAAAGTTACAGCACAGTTCTATTACACAAAACATTATGTCGTTGACAGTGACGTCAATAACATGTTTAGATTCCCATTCCTTAATCCTGGTGACTCTCCCATCGCATTGATGAATGGATACAACAGATTTGACTAGTCAAAATTGACTTTTCAATTCCATAAAAGCGGGAAAAAATTTCCCGCTATTTTTTGTCTGAAAAAGTCGCTAAATATAAATATGACCTTGGAGTAAATATTATGGCATTGCCAACCGTCGATTTACCAACACATGAGTTGGAAATCCCGTCAAATAAGAAAAAAATTAAATTTCGTCCTTTTTTAGTAAAAGAGGAAAAAGTGTTACTTCTAGCACTTGAAAGTGATAATGATGGAAATATCAGAGAAGCAGTTCTTAATTTATTAAAAGGATGCGTTATATCAAGGATAAAACTTGAAAACCTCGCAACTTTTGATTTAGAATACATTTTCTTAAATATTCGTGCTGTATCTGTTGGAGAAGTTGTTGATATACAAGTCACATGCCAAGATGACGAAAAAACACAAGTTAAATATCAACTTAACCTTACTGATGTACAAGTTTCTTTTCCAGAAGGACATACTAACAAAATTATGCTAAATGATGATCTTGGTGTTATAATGAAGTATCCATCATTCAATAGATTTGTGGAAAGTCAATTTGCACAAAAAGATGTAAATGAGGATACAGTTATAGAGATTATCGCTGAAAGTATAGATCAAATATTCCAAGGAGAAGAGGTATATGATGAATCTACCACTACTCCAAAAGAATTTGTTCAATTTGTAGAGAGTTTGACAACTCAACAATTAGAAAAACTACAAGGATTCTTCGAGACATCTCCTAGACTAGAACATAAGTTTAAGATTAAAAACCCAAATACTGACGTAGAGTCTGATTATACATTATCTGGATTGCAGAGTTTTTTCGGATAGCCCTCTTTCATAACACGCTAGAGGGATACTACAAAACTAACTTTGCTTTGATGCAACATCATAAATACTCTTTGACAGAGATTGAAAATATGATGCCATTTGAGAGACAAGTATACATATCTCTCTTACAACAGTATATGGAACAACTTAAACAAGAACAAAAACAACAACAGTAATGGCAGCAGGAACAGTTGGATATACAGATACTAGGGGTAACAAAGATTACACCAGTATGATTGCTAAGTCAATTGGAAATCGCTTGAAACAAGCTTCCAATATGGCATCAGAGGAACGTGCCTATGCAGCAGGACAAGCAGAGGCAGGAGGAACATCATTAGAAGAAGCAGGGATAGGTAAAGGATATTTTTTTGGGAGAGCCCTTGGTTCAAGATTTGGCGGAGATAGAATTGCCAGAACTAGGGGCAGAATGGGCATGGGTGGTGCTGGAACCAACCCTGCTGCAAATTATAAAGAAAGATTTCGTGGTGGATTTGATTATAATGTAACTAATCAGACTATAACTGATGTTGCACCTCTATCAAACGCACTTGTTACTGGACTTCGTGGTGTACAAGAAGGATTGACAGACGTTGCGGGAGCAATACAAAGACAAGGGACAGTATTAAACAAATTATCTCAAAACCAAGCTGATATGGCGAAGGCAACCATGTTTAATGGTTACCTTTTTGCAATGTTTCAAAGTCAGCAGAAACAGGCTCAAGGGAGAGCATCATTAGCGAGAGAAGAAAAAAGTCTTGAAGGTGGTAGATTTAGTGGTCGTGGTCGTATAGGAGGAGCATCATTTGGTGGTGCTGGTGGTGGTCGTGGAATGATCAATGTTACACCAGGCGGTGGTAGAGCTGGTGCTGGTGGAGGTGGCGGTGGACTTTCAGCTATCTCATCTCTAGGAACGATGGGTCTTGCATCATTTTCAAGATCCAAAACAGCTGGTAGACTTACTGGACTTGCGAGATCAGGATTAACTGGTGCTAAAACTGGAATTTATGGTGGTGATGTATTAAAAGCTGCTTCTTATGTAGAACAGGGTTTAAATCCTGCTAAAGTTAGTCAAAACGTAGCAAAATTAATTGGTGATCCATCAACTGGAAGTATGTGGTCAAAATTACTTTCTGGAGGAGATGAAGCAGTAGATACAGCAGAGGCGGTTGCTAGAACTGCAGCAGGAGTATCAGCAACTCAAGCTGGTGTAAAACAATTAGATTTTATGATGAGTATGCAAGCTGCTGGAAAAGGTGAACTTGCAGATGAAATGATGGACGCTGCAGCTAGAGTAAGAGGACTTAAATCTGGAACCAGCATAGATTCTCAAATTGATGCTGATATATTCAATGCCTTGAGAGACAAAAGAGGCAGAAAAATGTATAGTAGAAAACAAGTTGAAATTTTTAAAGAATTAGGACTATCGCCTGGTAAAGAAAATTTTGCTAGGTATACTAAAAGAATAAAAAATGCAAAAACTCTCAGGAATTTAAGACCACTTACAATGAGATCTGCAGGATTCTCAGAAATGGGCATTGCTGAAGCAATTAAAAAGTATTATCCAAATGTCAAATTTAAGAATTTAGAGGAAGCTGTTGTTTTAACAGATTTTGCAAGAAGACTTGAAATGGGAGAAAAAGCACCTGATGCAATTGCAGGAATAAGAAGAGCATTTGGTTCAGAAATAGCGGATAATGTATTCATTAAAGGTGCTAAAACTGCTGCTAAAAACTCAATGGTTGGTAAAGCATTAGGAAAAGCTGGTGGTAAAAGTGCTTTGAAAAAAATACCACTTCTTGGTGCAGTGTTAGGAACAGCATTTGCGATTGATCGTTTAAGAAAAGGTGATTTCTTAGGTGCTGGTTTAGAATTTAGTTCTGGTATGTTAGGTATGATACCAGGTCTTGGTACAGGATTAGGTTTTGGTATTGATGGATTCTTACTTGCAAGAGACATGGGAATGACTCCTATGAGAGACTATGGTAGTATAATTCCTAAAGGAACAAATATTCCATTTAATGTTGGTGGAAGAATGTTCTCAATGAATGAAAAAAATAAAGAGAGAGTACGAGTTGAAAAAGATGATGATTCTAGACATGTAGATGCTGGTCTTGGTTTTGTAGAAGCTTTAAAGAAGAAGAAAAATGATTATGCAAAAATACTGGGACAGGGTGTTTTCTCTGGTATAGGAGATGCAGAACGTGGTGGTTTATTTTCAAATATTGGTGGTGGATTATCTAATTTAATTGATGGATTTAAAGGGATGTTTGATGGTATCAAAGAGAGATTTAGTAATTTTAAACAATCTCTTACTAATACACTTAGTAATATTAAAGACCGCACTGGTAATTTAATAAACAAAATCAATCCATTCAAAAAAGATGAACAAGGAAAAAATTGGTTTCAAAGAAGAGGAGATGGAATTAAGAACTGGTGGAACAAAAATTCTCCTTTCGCAAAAGACGATGATATGGCTAAGAAAAAAGGATCTAGTGGAATACCAAAAAGTGTATTAGAAAAGTTTCCAGATAAAGATCCTAATAAACCTGGTGATTATATATTCTTAAAGAGACAGGTAGTTCCCTTACCTACAAATGAAGCAAACATTCAAAGTGGAATGTATAGTCCTATTGTAAGTGCAGGAAATGATGTGCAACCTTTAAATAACATGGCAACAACCATTATCAATAATAACAACTACTATACTACAGGTGGTGGAGGTGATACTGA